CGGCGTTGATGTAGATAGTGAACTCGTCGTTCAGCGCACCTTGGAGGACGGTTTCGGTAAACACCGCATGGCCGTTGGTGTGGGTCGTGGTGATGTCGGTCATACTCTGCTCAATAGGTGTACCATTCTTGGCGATATAGACCTTGATTTGGTTCCCGTTGCCTTGGGCCAAGACCATGCTGGCAGACACTCGCAAAGCCGCACTTGTGGTCCCCGTGTAGGTGATGGCGGTGGTGGTCCGTGTAAAGTTGTAAGTAGTCAGCAGTCCCGATTTCAACGGGGTTGTCAACTTGACGGCCTGCCCTTGAGTCGGGGTGAAGTTCTTCACCTCATCAAGGTAAAGGTTCGCCACACCCCGCTCTCGGTCAAGGGTGGCGGTATCGGCAAGGTCATCAAACAAACCACCCACACGGGCGGCGGTGTTCGCTCCTGCGGCGGTTTCGTTGGTGATGGTTGCGGCACTCGTCTGCAACTGGGTTCTCGTTTGTACGCTCATGCGAAGGATTGGTCAAAGGTTTGGTCAAATACACCCTCGTCGGAGGACCCAAAGACGGTGTACTGGATGGAATTTGCGAAGGTGTTAAATGTGAGGCTGACTACCTGTACATACGCCAAGCCCGTTTCAACCACCGCAACGGCTGCACCAACCGTGCTACTGGTATCGTAAACTTCGTAACGATACGAGCCTGTTTCAAGCGACCCCACGGCAAGCGAAAATTTGTCATAGCGTTCGGTATAGTTGGAAAGGTTGGCCGATTTCAGCAGCGTGAAGTCGGTCGTCAGGTTCTTAGCGATGTTGGTCAGGCGCAAGATATAGCGGTCGCCCGAAGAGGCCCGCTGCGTCCAAGTGACGACGATGGTGTTCGTGGTGTTGGGGGATAGGTATATCATCCTATTCCCAAATGTAGGATGCGCCCGAATTTCACAATTTGCGCCCAATACTTCGGTACAACTCGGCTCTGCGCTCGGCGGTCTTGGCGATATCAAACCGCTCACGGACATCCTTGGACAACTGCACGGCCAAGGCTTTGGCGTAGTCGGGTTCGTTCACGAACTTGCGGACTGCCTTGTACCAAGCGTCCTTCTTCCCGTAGGGTATCAGCAGACCGTTGTGGCCGTGGGCTAAGATATCGGTGTAGGGGATGGTTTCGGATGCGATGATAGCCTTGCCCATCCAGCCTGCCTCAACCACTTTCAACTCGGATTTGAGGCGGTTGAACTTGGTATCACGCAAGGGTGCGATGGTTGCGTTGATGAAGTTGTACCCGCCCACATAGGAATAGATGTCAGCGGCTTGGATGCGTCCGTAGTTCTTGTTTAACCCCCTGCATGATAGCATCCGCTCGTAATCGTCATAGACGGGGTTGCCGTCGTTCCACCCGCCAAGGTAGATTTTGTAACGGCCGTCAAGGGAACGGTCATGAGCCAGCAAGCCAAACGAATGCTCCACAAGGGCGATGTCCTCTTGGTGCTGAGCCCCTCCGAACCAGCCGATTTTAAAGAGATGCGGTTCGGGTTCTGCAGTTGTGTCGGGGAGGTACTGCTGGTAGGCTTCGTAGGGCTCGTTCGGAAGGATGGTCACGGACTTGTTGAGCAGGCGTATCTTTTGGGCAAGGTGTTCCGTCGTCGTGGTCACATGGTCGGCCAAGCGGATATGCTCCCGTATCTGCTCGTCCAACTTGGTGGACAAATAGTGTCGGTACATGATATGCCCGCTCTCCAGCACCCAGTAGTCGTCGAGGTCCAAGATGACCTTCGCCCCAAACGCCGTGAGAGCCTTGTAGACATTGCGAATTTGGTCCAAGGTACCTTGACACCACAAGCGGTTAAAAAGCCATATATCAACGGTCTTCAAGTCCTCATCCTTGACATTGGCAATATTATCGACGCATACATAATCGAACTCCGTGTAGTTGTCGCCAAGGTAGGCGTTTGGCATCTCCAAGCGGTAGAACGAGCAGCCCGTTGGGTGGGCGTTGTAAACGATGCAGATTCTCATAGTGCAAAGGTACAAAAAAAAGGCCACCCCCGAAGAGATGGCCTTAACCACTAAACACAACGAGCGTATGAGAACTCGCTGCGTCAAAGATACTCTACGAGCCGCTAATTTGTGCGGATGCTATGGTGAATTGCGTTGATAAAACATTCAACATCGGATTCGGCTCCATGCCCGAAAGGGTCAACTCGTAGCCGCTACGGTCACCGAATGCAGTCCCCGTTCCAGCGGTTCCCGCAGACACTTCCAAGCCGTTGGCCGCACCGAGGAACCAGTAGCGGTCGTTGTTGTCTTGGACGATTGCGTACACCCGATTTTGGGCCAACAGGCGCAACTCATTACGGACGGTCGTCTGCAACTTGTTGATGGTGAAGGTCAGTTCGGGTGTGTAGAAAAGCGTTCCATTCTCAACCGATGCGTTCAGCGTTTCGGTCATCGATGAAGTCGCCTTGGTTAAGTCATATTCAAACCAAGTACCTGCGAGGGTTCCCGACACGGAGCCAGTCGTATTGGCGACCGTTCCTGTTGGGTTGAAGGTTTGGATAAAAATAGTTTTGATACCGCCAACCGAGTTGCGGCATCCGAGGGCGTAGCCCGTGGTGAGTGAACAGGACATAGTGTATTTTTATTTTAGGAGTTGCAAGAATAAAAAAGCGGGGGGAAGTTTCCCTCCCCCCTTACACTTAGGCCAATTTAAAGTCAACCATCATATCTCCGTAGGCAAAATTCACTCCTGCCTTAAAAGCAGCCTGATAACGGATAGAGTCGTTGTCGCGTGAATGCCAGATGGAAAACTGCTCTTCGTCCGAAAGCAAATCAGTTCCGTAGAACAAATTGCCGAGGTAGGTTGCAACGATGCGGTTAGTACCAGTTAAGCCTGGGACTGCAACGATGCGGACATTCGTACCTGGGTAGATGATGTCACCGTCAGCCAACCCTTGCAGGTCCACCTGATTGTACATGACACCAGTTTTGTCTTTGAACGCTCCAATCAAGGTGCGGAAGTTGTTCCAACCGCAGAAGATTACGAGGTCGTTGCGGGTCAGGATAGCCTGTGGGATGTCGTTGTACACTTTGTCAAAGATGCTGATGACATTCAGAGATGTGATACCAACGGAAGCCGATACTGGGTTCCAAGTTGTGCTGGAGGCGTTGGCGAGAACGGTAGAACCCGATGCAGCGTTCAGCAGTTGGTTGACACCGCTGAAGTAGGCGTTGCCCTGCCAAATGGCGTTCTCCAAAGCCTCGGCGATACGGAGAGCCTTCTGCTCGGCGAACGCCTGCTCGAATGGTACGCTATCGTAGTTGGAACCAGCAGTCAACTGGGATTGCATCCAGTATTGCTCAAGTTGACGAGGGCAGAGTTCTTCCTGAATCTTCATGCGACCAACGGTGATGTTGCGCTGGGTGAAGGTTGTAGTTCCAGAAGATGTCCATCCGCAAAGGTCACCGCCTGCAATAGCGGCATCGGTGTCCATCAGGTTGAGAGCGGCGGCTGACTTGATACCAACTTGCTTGGTGAACAAGGATGCCGAACGAGCGGAGAAGACCGCTTTGGTGATGAGGGGCAAACGCTGCTGCTCGGTATAGGTAGTCAGCGGTGCAACAAATGAATAACTCATGGCTTTGTTTTTGGGGGGTTAAGGTTAGTTAGATTTTTTTAGGTTTTGGATTGCTTGTGCGAGTGCGTTGAAGTTCTGCTGCGTTGCGGCCTTCCGTTGCTCTACGATGGCAGAGGCGGTTGGCTTGGGGGCTTCAGAAGGAAGTTCGGCGACCTTCTCAACGATGTCGGTCATGGTTTCCATCTGCGATGCAAATGCAGCCATTTTGTCCTTCATTTTTCCCATTTCCGTGTAAGCGGCTTTGAGTTCCTCCATGATGGACACGAGGTGCTTCTTGACGATTTCTTCAACCATTGCGGGGTCTACCATCGGGTAGCCTTCGGCGATTTCACTCACCACTTCGCCTGCAACTTCGGGGGTTATCTCAGCGGCCACGGCGACTTCCTCGGCAGGGGCAGGGGCTTCGGCTACAACGACTTCGGTGATTTTGCCACCTTCGGTCTTGATGACACCAACGCCTTCCACTTGATGCTCACCATCGGGAGCGGGCAGGGTTTCGTCCTCGGTGATGACATAGACGGCAGTACCTGCAACGAGGTCGCCGTCCACTCGGACAACAGTACCGTCCACCAACTTGTAGTCGGCGAAGGCTTGCTTTTGGGTTGTGAACTTGCGGAGTTCGGTCCGCAGGGTTTCAATGGCTGATTTTAAGTTCATGTTATTGGGATTTGTAGGTTGGGTTGATATGTTGCAAAAAAGCGGTTAAGTCGTCTGCGAGGCCCGCAAGTGCGACCTCTAATTCCGTGCCTGTGTTCTTCATTCCGAATAGCCCCTCAACGGAGAAACCTTTGAAGGCGTGGCGGTTCTCCCACACTTCATCGTTCTCAACCTTGAATGAGCCGAACCAAGAGCCGTCGGGGGTGTCCTCGTAGCCCTTGGGTGCAAGTACGCCCCGCTCTGCGTCGGTGATGTAGGATTCAAACATGAACACGCCATCGAGTTCGGCGTTGTGGTAGGCATTGACATTGTGCTGGTTGCCCTGCTTAAAGTATTTCTGCACGATCTTCCTGATCGTGGCCTTGTCGAAAACGACATAGTATTCCCCGTAGGTGTCGTCCTTGCGGAAGATGGGCGTATCGGCAAGCATCAGCGGTCCAGTCAACACCCTGCGTTCCCCCGTTTCGGCGAACCGTTGCGGGGTCTTGGCGAAGGCTTGGAAGGGTTTCTCAATCGCAGGCATATCGACGAGGGCGACGAATTGCACGCCTTCGTCAACCTCATCCACGGTCATTCGGTACACGGGAAGTTCCATGGTGGGATATGTAGCGGTTAGCCTAATGTTGCAAATTCGGACAAGCGGCGCACCCTGCTGGTCGTCTGCTGAATGTCTCGCTCCACCACATAGGCCCGCATGGGTTGCATCCCTTGGCCTTGGCCGTTCATTGCAGCCCCATCCGTTCCGAGCATCGTGGTTTGGGGATTAGCAAAGATTGGAGGTGGGGTTGTAGATGCGCCGCCACCACCTACGGTAGGAACGGGAGTTGAACTTACCGAAGATGTACTTTTGAACTGCGTCTTGGAGATTGCGGCAACCCGTGCAAGACCTTGGGCGACTGCAATGCCTGCGGCAATGGATGCACGAATTGGAGCAGATGGGTCGGGAATAGTCATTTGGGACTTATACGCTCCCTGTGCAGCCGCAAAAGTGTCAATAATGGTTTGGGCTATCCCTGCTGCTTTGTTGATGTTGAATGCCCTTTTTTGGGATTGTTCGCTTTCACCTGCAAAAGCGTTGGCAAGTTCACCAATGGTCGCAAATCCGCTGCTTGCAAGTTCAATTTTTTGTTGCTCAATTATCTTTTGGTCTTCAAGTTTTTTCTTTTCAATCTCAGTCGCATTTGCCGCCGCTGATGCACGGGCTTGACCCTCCCTTCGCATTCCATCAATAACCGCCTGCTCTGCCGCTGCTTGAGCGTCCAACTGGTTTTCATAAAGGAGCAAATTTGTTTCTTTGACAAAATCAATAATTTGATTGCCTTCTTGGTTTCTTTCTTTTGTGCTGCTTTTTATTTGCTCGCTTCTGCCTTTACGAATCTCCTTGTTTGCATTTTCAGTTTCCTTCACCAAAGTTTTAAGTTCGGTGATTCGGTTTTGAAGTTGCTGCTGATTCATCCCATTGATTTCCGCATTTTGACCTTTAATGGTTTGCATCATCATCTCACGGGCCTGCAACTCGTTCTTATATTGAGCGATTTTCCTTTCGTTTATTTTGATTTCGTCAAGACCAAAAGCGGCAAGGCTTCGGTAGTATAACTCCATCGCTTTCTTTCCATCCTCTGCCGCTTGTTTTTGTCTTTCAAGTTCTTCCGTACTTTTTTTGGTTGAACTGCTAAACGCACCCATTGCTTCAGCCGCAAACCCAAGAACCACCACAAAGGCTCCGACACCCGTCGCAAGCAACGCAAGACGAAAAGCCCTCATGGCTCCTGTGCTTGTGCCTACTGCTAAGGCATACAACTTTTGAGCCAATGCCGCTGCTTCGGTCGTGATAACGGATTTTTGGGTCAGTAGGATGTTGATTTGCTGCACCCCATTGACCAAGGCCATCGCACCTTGGACTTGTACCATTGCCTTTTGCAAATCCTCGTTCTCGTCACCGAACAAAGCCGCTGCACCTTGGGCAATCGCAAACCCTGCCGCAACTGCTTGGGATGCTTCCACAATTAAGGTAAACGCCTTGCTGCCGCCCTTTGCGAACGAATCAACGGACTGCTCAACGCCCTCAATGGTTCGCTTGTAGTTACCCGCCTCAACTTGCAGGCGTTGGAACTCTTCGGTGTTCTGCTTGCCCGCCGCAGCGAGTTCAACCATCCGCTTTTTGGCGGCGTTGAGT